TTTAATTCGATCTTCAAGACCAATGAATCCACCATTAATTTTCTTTGTCATCATCTTAATGTCTTGCGCATCTGCAAGTTCATTTAATTTGTTTGCATTCCAGAACCAGCATGCTGAATTTAAAGCATAATATGGTTGAACTAGAATGTCAGGTTGTTCTAATAATGTATGATCGTCAAAAAATGCTTCGGAGCATTTTGTATAATTGTGTTTACCTGTCAATTGAATAAGACCACGGCCTCTAAACTTCCAACCATCACCGCTTGCTTCGTCTCCATTGCTCATCCTGTTTGCGTACACTCTGTTAGCAATCTTTTCAGGTTGTCTTGCATATTGCGCGGCAATTTGAGGATTAGGAAAATACTTACCAAAGATTTTTTGCAGACCATCTGCACTATAGTTCAGGTTCTCCTGCATAACAGTAAATCCGCCAGACTCATGCGCACATTGGGCAATAAATGCCGATACCCGAGCAATATCGTTAATACCATATTGCGGCAATGTTTCAACCATTGCATCATACCATTCAGCAACATTTTTTACTCGAGGTAATAAATGATGCACTTGTTCTTCTGTAAAATTGAAATCAAATCCGTCAGCCATTTTTATCCTTTATTTTTGATAGCACGTTCTTTCTCTTGTTACTGTGCCATCGTATTGTTGTATTTCTTTCCAAGGAGTACATTCCATCTGTTGTGTTACAATTACATTTGGTTGTTGAACAATAACAGTGTTTGCCCGAGATCTATTTAGCTCGTATCCAATAACACCGCCAATAATAACAGGAACAATCCATCCTCTATTATGATTGTTATGTCCTTGATAAAATACTCCACCATAAGTCGAATAATGTTGCGCAGATGCGGTTAATCCGAATAGAGATAATACAATAGAAATTAATATTTTTTTCATATTTACCTTTGAAAAGAGCCGAATTATTAGTCCGGCTCTTATATTTATATTAAGTACAATACCTTGTTTCGTAATCTAATCTTGCTAAAATATACTCTTTTACAATAGCAGATCTAACGATATCATCCACGCCGAATTCGAATGTTTTAAATGAGGGCATCATATCGGCGATTGCCATGAACTTTTTGAGTCCAGACATGTCTGTTTTTCTGTATAAATCTGTTTGCCTAAAGTCTCCACAAAATACAATTTTGCTTCGATTACCTACTCTTGTAATAACGGAATTTAATTCCATGTCTGTCATATTTTGGCATTCATCTACAATGATAATAGAATCTTCTAAAGTAATACCTCTGACAAACGACGTTATTAAAAACTTAATTGCTCCTTGTTCTTCTAATCTTTGATATGCGTCATGTCTTCCGAAAAGATCTTGACAAACTTCGACATAGGGTTCAGTATAAACTTCTGTCTTTTCTTTTTCGTCTCCTGGTAAGTGACCAATTTCCCTGCTAGGTACTGCTGATCTAACTATGATTACCCGCTTATAAGGATTTGTCTTATTAAGCACTTCTTCTAAAGCATGATATAGTGCAATAAAAGTTTTCCCAGTTCCTGCTACCCCATGGAGTAACATTATAGTGGAGTTTTCATACGCATCAAAAAATAGTTTCTGGTTGTCCGTTAATGGCTCTATTACTTTCATATCATCCAATCGTAATCTTAAGCGATTATTTGCTAAAGTTATTTGTGGTTGATTTGGCTGCAACTGAGTATTATTTTTAGACTTTGCCATGTATGCCCTCTTAAAGAAAAAAGGAGGACAAATAGACTTTCGGCTATTAAGTCCTCCGTGGAGTTAAAGTTATTGAAATCATTTTACCGTCTACTTAATTTGTCTGCCAAGTTACTCTTATAATTCTGAGAGTGTATCTTAGACAAGACTTCGTTAAAACCACCATCGGGTTTAGTGACTCCTAGACGTACAGAGTCTCCTAGTACCGGAGCACTAGTGATGTGGTTCTCGTGATTTGTTGATTTGCAGGATGGGCATTGTTGTTCGGCTCTTACATCATATCGACAGAGTACGTCGAACATTGTATCACACTCATTGCATTTTAATGTATAACTAGGCATATGTAAACCATTCAGGTGTTTGTCTTTTTTTCCAGGATGCTAGATGCTTTTTTGCACCAACATAATAATTTATATATGATCTGACGGAATTCCCGGTTATCTTATATTCGTCGGGCATTGCAGGAGTAGGTTCTGTAAACCCCACTCCTTTAGGAATATGAGTTGGAGGTGTGTATAATACATCTATCAGTCGAGCAGTAGCATGTATTCTACCATACCTATGGGTATATTCGTTTAATACTGCAATGAATAACTTATACAACCATTCATAATTTTCATAAGAATGTCTTACCCAAATTGCTGAAGGATGGTTGATATGAGTAGCCCGATAAAGCACAGCATCGCGGCTATCAGAGAGTATATACGAGGTTCGTTGTCTGCCAGTCCTAGTTCCCCTATCAACACTAGGGACACCGTCAATAAACCTGTGAGCAGTAGAAAGTAATTGAGCATATTCGAGAATCATTTTTACAACGTGTTTATCGTTGTGTAGTTCAGCACACGTTTTTGGATCATTATGTAGATAAAAGATATTCATTTTTCAAGACGTTCAACAGATTTAATAATATCGAGGTAAGTTTGTTTTGCGGAATCTGAGAATATATCGGTAGTACATGCTTGGGATATTGCGGCAATAACAATAGCAGGATCACATTCTTCTAAATTAGCTGCGGTTATTTTATGCGGAAATGAACTAAAGATATTAACAGCTAAAACAGTAAGAAATATATCTTCATCCGTATATAACGGAATTTTATAAACAACTATTTTATTTCTATCGGGGAATCTAAAAACTTTAGCGTTCATAAAGAGGTCTTTCTCTTTATATATTATTTTTACGTTCTAGTTCTTTCCAAGCTTCTTCTTCTTCGGGTGTTACTGGTGTAATCTTTGTTAAAGTCCATGAACCATTTCCATTGTCAGACCAATCTAAAATATCACCTTCGTTCCAACCTGCTTCTTCAAGTAATCGTTCAGGTAATGGCAATATTAAATCATCGCCATCTTCAATTAATGTAATGATGAAATTATTTGATTTTTCCGATTGGATCTGCTGCATCTTTGTCCTCGCGTATTTCAATAAAGATTGGCAAGAATAATCGTTCAACATTTTCGCCACGATCTTTAATTCTTGCATTGTATTTAACGGTTACAATTTTACCAATAACAGATTTATTATATTCTTCGCGTTGCTCGTCAGTATAACCCGATCCAACATTAACTTGAATTAATCCGTCAGACGATTCACATACAAGTGCGCCTAAGCGACCTTTGTTTTTACCTGTGCCTTCTTCCCAACCTACGACAACAAGATCACATTCCAATTCACCTTTGAATTTAATTTGTTCTTTGGAACGCTTATCTTCCCAGATGTTTGTCTTAGATTTAAGAATAGTTCCTTCTTGCCCATCAGCTAAGAACTTCTCAAATATATTTTGTGCTTCAAGTTGTGTATTTACTTCTTTAGTCCATACGCAATCAATTAATGAACCTAATGAGCGATTCGTTGTTTTTAGATGTGTAGTTCTGTTAACAATTGCTTGAAACCTATCATTATAAGGAACAGCATAACAACCTGCTTTAAAGTCAATATATGGAATCGCATCCCATAGTGTTACACGAACTGATTCTGCTTCTTTTTCTGACATTGTACCTTTAACAGCTTTGCTAAGGATACCATTGCCTGTTTTGCGATCAAGCGGTTTACCTGCATGATCTACTACTAGTAATTCGCCATCAAAAACAATAGCGGTATCATAATAACTAGTAAGCTTGAGAAATGCGTCACTAAACAACTTACTTGGAATAGTAAGTTCTTTGCCGTTGCGGCTACGATATTCAACAGTTCCATTTTTTACAATTGCGTTAAAACGCATTCCATCTAATTTTAACTGACAGTATGCCGGGAATTTAATTTTGTCGACAAGCTTTTGGTCGAATCCAGAAGCCAACATAACCGGATAGGTCGAGACAAGACCAGGCCAGATTTTATTAGCTGTTGCTTCTGAAACCCCGCATCGAAGGTCTTTCTTGATAATTTTTTCAATAACACTGGCATCTGCTTCATTTAAAGATTCCAAAATACTAGTTAAAAGTTCAATTGCGGCATTACCAGTGAAGTTGCGTGTAGCAAATTCATTCTCAAGAGTACTCATTGCATCCGACAATTTTGCATTGCCGGTTGCTTTATATTCTGGAATTTTACGAATGTAAAAACTGATAAGCGGATCCAGAGCAAGTTTGATTGCTCGTTGTAAATCTTTATTATTTTTATTTGCAGTTAAGATTGCTTCTTTAGCCAGGCGGGAATTGTCAGCGGCTAAAGAGTCAAAAATAGTAGATAATATAGTCATTAACAGTTTCCTTAAGTTCTTGTCTTAATTATAACAGAAAATAGTATCCTTGTCAAGCATATGGGTATTATGCTTAAAAATTAAGCAAAAAATGGATGCTCCTCGGATTGTACGTTAAATGTAACACTCTTATACTTATGCGGTTCGCTTGAAACTTTTTGCTTAGCATCTTCAATGTCTTCTAATTTGGCGTAGACGCCAATTATTGATTGCTTTTTATTGCGACCAATTTTATCTCGCCAAGTTGCTTCAAGGATATAACGAATCATTCTGTTTTACTATTCATTGTTGTTGAGTTTGTAATTGTCTCATACATTGTTTCAAACTCTTCGTGCTCTTCAATTTCTTTGCTGAAATTTTGTTTGTGATATACCTTAGCCATACGACGGAAAGTCTTTTTGCTAAGTTCTTGTTTTTCACAAATATCTTTAATAGCTTCACGAACGAATTCGCGCTCGCCGTCCATGCGAGCCATACTATTTGAGATTTCTTTCATGCATTCTAAAATTGCTTTACGATCTGCCGGGTTGGATGGGATACCTGCCATAATTTATTTCCTTTCAATATCATCTTCAATACAATTATCGCCATACTGGATTTCGATAATCTTCAATGGGTCATCAGTTTCATTGCAAAGCTGATGCCACTCTGTTTTGCTAATATGGAGACTATCAAATTTAGTATAGACTCCCTTTAGCTCAACATCTGTACTACAATTTAACGCATAAACTGTAGCTGTGCCTTCTGCGACAAACCAATGCTCTGCACGATCTTTATGTCGTTGCATACTTAAACATTTGCCTGAATCAACAGTAAGTTCTTTAACTTTAACATCTTTACCGTGTTCATGTAGAACATGATAGTATCCCCACGCGCGCGGGGTTTTAATATATGCTTCACTCATTTTTATTATTAACGCCTCATTGTAGAAATTTCTTTTGCCTCGTCATCACTAAAGATAGGAACGGCATTGGATTTGTGCATTGTGCCGATACCTATAACCTTTGTACCAGTATACACGGGCGACGGCTTACTTGAAACCGCACCGGTTGTTTTTGAATTTAAACTTTTGATATTATTTGTAACACCGCGAGGATTGGATGTTACTGGGGGAGAATAAACCTCAGCAGCCATAGCGCGGTTACGCTTAGACTCTTCAATTTCTACTCCCCATTTTTTCTTCATAGAAGACCACTCTTGTGCAAGAGCTCTAGCATTGCGTGCCTCTTCTGCGCTTTTGAATTTAACCTTGCCCTTTTTCTTACCATTTGTAGATAACCAAGGTCCAACGATGTGCATTGTCATATCAAATCTCCCATACTATATTATAACATCTTTTTTAACGTTTGTCAAATGCTCTGTATTGATGGATATTCATAATTCTAGGGTCGTGTTTTGGGTCATCTGGTATTTCACCATAATATGACCATTCACTTTTAACCGGTTCGGGTACGTCTCGTTTGAAGAACCGAGTCAACCTTTCAAAGAGACTTTCTCTTTTTTTGCTTTTGGGTCTTTCGTTACTACTTCCGCTGGTTTAGGTGGAGGAAGGGCATCTGGAAATGCTTCACGTACAATATCCTCTTTTAGATTTTTATATTTTGTTTGCAACTTTTTATCTTTTGCTAAACATAATACATCCGCTTCTGTCCAATGAATACCTTCTAACATTTGTATAAACAATTGCTCTTTTTTGAGCTTGTTAAGATTAATATTAGGATCTAACCAAATATACATACGACGAAATTCTGAAAATAAATTTGTTTCAGAATACCCTGCAGGAATTTTTTCATCCCGTTTATAAGGGGGTACACCTTCGGGCAATGCCAATTTAACATCGGGGTTAAAATTAATCTGCAAGATACCTCGAAGCACTGGATGATTATATGCACGTAAGACTTTTACGCGTGCTTCTTTATTGGGGGCCTTGTCAACCTCTTCAAGGATTTGTGGGATAGATGTTTTCATTAAAATTCCTCAATCAATTCTAGCATGTTTTTCATTTTATGCTCAATGAAAAAGTTCAAAAGCATACTCTTATTTTTATCAGGTTGCCCTGTGTAGTTATTTATAATAGCGTTTTTAACATCTGCAGGAATAAAACTAAAGTCAACTAATTTTTGATTACGCTCAAAATTGCGAATAAAATCTGCATCATTTGGCATAGATGTTTTATCTTTATACCATGCTTCTAATTTCTTAGCAGTAATAGGTTTTTGTCTTTCTCCCGCTACAATGCTATCATCCGCAGATAATACATTAGGGATACCGTCGCCTTTATCACCTTTAATTGTATGCTCAAAAATATATTGAGTAGGTGACATTTCCGGTTTAACAAATTTCTTTTGTGTAGGAGAAAATTGTTTTACATTCTTATACTTTTGTAATTGAATAAAATCATGATCACCCGATACAATTAAGAATGGTTTTGGATCATCGTTAAAGACTCCACCTTCTGCAAAGTCATTGGTTTGAGACCACTCTGCCAATACTGCAATTACATCATCTGCTTCGGCGCCGTCGACGTTAACTACTTTATAAGGAAAAAATTTATCAATCTCAGTACGAATAAGATCAAGGGCTTCGAAGATTGTTTTCCAATCTAGACCAGAATCCTCACGTGCTTTTTTGCGACCTGCTTTGTAGTATTGGAATTCTTGTCTCCTCCAATAATTACGATTGTCGATAGCAATAACAAGCTGCCCATAATCTTTACCAAATTTTTGTTTATATCCGCGAATAGAATTTAAAATCATGTGACGCAAAAGCGGAACCTGAATCTCAATATCTTTTCTACCACCAATTTCTGCCATCAAGTTTGAAATTGCCGTTTGGCTGTAATCAACA